AACGCCCTGTAACGCATATTGCCGCCAAGGGCGACAAAGGTGTCATCAACCACAATCGGGCGAAGTTCGAGCATCTTCGGCAGTACGAGGATGCTGTTTATCAGTTTGTCGAACTTCTCGTTGGTTATAGTTCGGGGGTTAGCCCCATTGACCTGTATCTGTGACAGTTTTACCGTTTCCGTTTTCATTGTTCCCACGTTTTATCTTGTTGATACTCCCCGAACAGTCCCCAACGGCACATAGACGCATAAATGGGGGTGTCGAGCTTATATTCCCTGCGGAGCTGCGCAGGAGAGAGGTTCATTGCCCCCTCCGCTATGATGTTGCCGACGCTGTCCTGCACGCACATATCCACCTCCTGTTTGCCGATACAACAGGCGAGGCGGACAAAGGTGTCGCATTCGTTCTGTCGTGCATACTCCTTGGCGAGCCGCCTTGCCACGAGGTTGAGCGTGAGGTCAGCCTTGCTTGCGTCTTTCGTCCAGGGCGAGCCGCCACCGATATGGCAGTTGCCTCCGTAGAAGTCCACGGCAAGTTTGCGCCCTGTTGTTCCGCAGTCGGCAATGCTGCTGTGCGCCACATAACGCCCTGTGCCGTTCACGATGAGCGTATATTCGCCCTTTACCTGCGAGCGGACAAACCTCTCGACCGCCTGTGTGTCTTGGTGCGGCAGCAGGGGGATAGCAACGATAATTTTTGTTATAACATCGTTATCGGTAACGACTTGCGTCTTGATGTCAAGTCCTCCAAGTCCGCTCTCGAACAGAGCTTTGCAGAGCCGCTTGGCAATGGTGTGGTCGTATGGCATCATTCCGCAGATGCTTCCCTCCTTGCTGCTATATCCGAAGAATATCCCTTGGTCGCCCCAGCCCGACAGCCCCTGTGCGATGTCGGGGGACTGCTGACTGATTAGGACACGGACGGACAGGTCTTCTCCGCAGATGGTGTTCTCCCTGCCCCACACCTCTTGGTAGGCTCTTGTATAGCCTATCTCGCAGACAGCCTGTCGGGCGAAAGCCGCTATCTGGTCCTCGCTGAACTGACACTTGGACGACACCTCGCCACCGAGCGTGACGCTGCTGTCCTTGATTTGCACCTCCACCGCATATCGGGTTTCGGGGTCACGCTCGATGTACCTGTCGAGGAGATATTGGCTGATGTAGTCCGCAATCTTGTCGGGGTGTCCGAGCGACACATACTCTGAAAATCTTATCATATTGTTATTCTTTTTGGGTTTTGTGTTCTGCAACTCGCCTACAAAGGTAATTGAAATGATTTTAATATAATCACATTTAAGGCGTTTTTAAGCCGTTTTGGGGCTGTTTATCCCCCTTTATAGCCTCTTTTAACAGGTTTATGGTGGCAGTTCGGTACAATTCGGTCGGTGTCGTGCGAAATACACGCCAGCCCATAAGCGTGGCGGTATTGTACTTTTCGATGTCGCCGAGGAAGCCCTGCGGTCGGGTGTGCCGTCCGCTCGTCCACACGCCACCCTCCACTTCGAGGGCAATTTTGTGTTCGGGTACTGCATAGTCAAACCTCCACTTGCGCTCGGGGTGGAACTTGTACTCCTTGACGCACTCCACGCCGATGTCCGTCTTACAGATAACCGTAAAGACATCCCTTATTTGAGACGAATTTCCCGTCTGTCGGCTTTTCTTTTGTTTCTTTATAACTTGCCTATCCATTGAAAGAAAAACGCTTGTCGGGGCTGTAAACGCTTTGGACTGTTAAGGAGGGGAAGCATTGAAGCCTCGCCCTCCGACAGACAGACGCTTTTGCCCTGTTGGTTCTACATCAGAACGGCAGGTCATCGTCCGTAGGCGCAAATGCGTCCTGTCCGAGCGTTCCGTTCACTTGCATAGTCGCCTGTTGAGCCTCAATGGCGTGCAGCCCTCCGAGGATAGGCACGGCGTTCCGTTCCTCCTCCGTCATCGCCTCTCGCTGCTCCTTGGGGATGTCCACCTTGATGCAGTGGGTGTCGCTGTACTTCGGCTCTCGCATCTCTATTGCCGTCATCGACAGATAGCAGCCCTTTTCGCCAAGGAACACTCCGTCACACTCATCGACGGGGATAATGATACAGCGTTTGGTCGCTGTCCGACCTGCGAGGTTTCGCATAAATGCACCTTTGAGTTTCAAAAGGTCGATTTTCATTCCAAAATTTGCCATAATGTTTACGATTTTGATTATGATTTGATAAGTTCGCTTTCTAAATGTTCGCAGCTTGTTTCCTGCTCCCTTTCCCTAGTTCCGTTTCGGCTTTTCGAGCGGTCTCCTCTCCTTATCGGGTTGCTGCGTGTCCTGTGCCAATAAGGTTTGCGGTGGCTGTCCTGTCGTGGGTGCAGCCGTTCCGTGTACTGCGGTTTCCTCATCCGTTGTCCTCCTCGGTCTGTTCCTCGTACGACAGGAGTATTTCCGTGCAGTTGCCATGCTCGTCACGCTTGAAGCGCACTTGTGACAGGAGGATGCCGTCCTTTGCGATAGACTTGTCAAGAGCCTTGAATACGCCCCTTATCGCTTCGATTTTTGTCTCTTTCTTTTCCATTTTCGTTGATTTTATGTTGTTAAACCTGTGTTTTGCTGTATGTTAGAACGGACATTCTTCCTCCTCGTCATACGGAGGGAGGTCGTCGAAGTTGAACACTGCGGCTTCCTCGGCTTCCTGTTGCCGACGGCGGATTTCTGCCTGTAAATGGTTTTCGTTGTCATATATCGGCTCAATGCCGTTTGTGTATGGGACGTAGCGTCCGTTGTTTAGGTTATACTTGAACAGGGCAGTGCCGCACTCTCCGAGGTGTCGGAACTTGACCTTTTGGATGTGTACCTCCACGGTGTTCTCCGTACGGTTGCGGTGTACCACGATACCGAAGTCGGCTTTGTTAAAGAAGTTCGCAGAACCGCTGATGTCATATAACGTGGGGGCTTCGATGACCCCGTCCTTGTTCCGAGGCTGTTTCGTGGGGTGCGCCATAAGGATAATCAGCAGGTCGTTGCGCTGTGCGAAGTTCGTCAGTTTGTCGAGCAGCTCACTGATGTACTGCGTCTCGCTGCGTCCGCCCTGTTCGCTCTCCAACCTGTTGTATGGGTCGATGACAAGAGCCTTTATGCCACGGCGGCGGACGAGGTATTTCGCCTTTTCGAGGATGTTGTCCACACGGTAGCTGTCGGTCGGGCTGATGAAGAAGAAATCCGTTTCGATATGCTCCTTTACCTGTTTGTACTCGCCATAAGACAGCGACTGTCGGTTGAACCGCTTGCCTGTGAACTTCTCTATCAGTTTCGATGCATGGTAGGCGAGCGGTGCGTTTTCGGGCGAGAAATAGGCAAAACGCCAACCGTAGCGCATATTCAGCCGCTCGGCAATCTCATCTATGAACTCCGACTTACCGCTGCCTGGTATGCCTGTTACGATGCACAGGCGTTTCGTCTCAAAGGAGCAGAGACGGTCGAAATTGTCGTGCCCAATCGTCACGCCCTTTTGCCAGCCGTTCTCAAACAGAGCGTCCAGCGACTGCTCGAAATCACTTACCGTGAACACGCCCTCCATTTTGATTTCGGGAGCGTCAGCGATGCACTTCAACAGGCTGTCACGCCCGAACTTCTGCAGGTGCTCGTTGGCATCCTTGCAGCCCTCTCCATACTCCAGCACACGGCAGCGTTCCGCTCCGAAGCGGCGGAGCAGCTCGTCACGCAGCAGCACCCCTTTCGTGTCCGTGTCCGAGGCGATGTAGATTGTGTCCTTGTCGTCGAAATACTCCTCGATGTAATCGTCGAGGTAGTCGAGGTTGGCGTTCGCCCCGTTGGGAACGCTGACAACATCGTGCCGTCCGCACTCGTAGAACGACAGGGCATCCATTTCGCCCTCCGTGATGATGCACTCCTTGCATCCCTTTATGCCGTCAATGTTGTACGGCAGCAGCTCCGCTCCGCTGACCAGCTTGAAGCACTTATCACCTGTGCGGAACTTCGTGTTGATGAGTTCACCGTTATGGTAGTAGTTGAACTGCACCGTGTTCGCCTCGCCCTGTTTCTGAGGCATCCACTCCATACCCTCCGTCACCTTACAGGCTTCGAGCGTCTCACGGCTTATGCCACGCCCCTTGAACCACGCAAGGGCTTTATCGGACATCGGGGCTGTGGGCTTCGGTGTCGGGCGTTTATAGACAGGTTTCTGCCGTCTTATTGAGGTCTGCCTGTACCACGGCTGCTGCTCCATCCACTTGCGCTTGCCCTCGGGGCTATCATCAAACTCCGAGGTATGTACCGTTCCTCCCCAGCCACAATAGTGGCAGTTCCACACCCCCTTGTCGAGGTCAACGGACAGGCTCTTGTCCCGTTTGTCCGACCGCTGATTGTGGCACTTCGGGCAATAGGTCTTAATCTTGCCCGAGCGTCTGCCGTTGGGTATCTGTATGCCGAAATCGCTGTAATCTTTCATCTCTGTGTCCTCCCTTGATTAAAGCAATATCCAACTCTGTGTCGCTGCGTCCCAGCTGTGCCGCTCGCTCGGTCGGGCAGGGGCTGTCGGAGGGATTGTCACCTTTCCTGTGCCGTATGTACGCCGTCCTGTGATAGGTTCAATGTATTCCCCCACACCGAGCGTAACGCCCGACTGCGTGCGCTGCGGCTGTTGTGCGCCCCTTGCGCTGCGGTTGTTGTCGTAGTTGCCCTCGATGACCTTTACCCAGTTTTTCGGGTTCTCAAACAGCCAGTCAAATGTCGCTATCCAGCCCGATTTGTTGCCGCCACGGAGGAAGTCGGAAGCCGTAACCCTGTCGAACAGGTCGCGAGCCTGTTGCAGCCACGCCTCGCTGTCCTTGCCCCACTCCTCGCAGCGGCATTTGATTTTCTGCCGCCTGTTTTCATTCAACGCCTTGACACGAGGAAGAGCACCACCGCAGATGTCATTCCACAGGGCGACAATATCCCGACAGGGATATATCCTTTTCTCTCCTTTACTCTTCTCTCCTTTACTCTCCTTTACTATGTCGGTTTCTTTATTGATAAACCCCGACCCCTCGGAGTTATTATTATTGGAAACCTTTACCCCTTGGCGTTCATCCGAGGATAAACACGGACGGACAGGCACATCGGCACGTCTCATCTTATACACGTTGGAAACGTTATTGACGAAGTTCTGACACCATATCACCTGTCTGTCATTCCACAATTCGCTGTCTATTTTCCCCAGCGTGAGCAACGTTCCGATGATGTCTTTTGCCTCCTCCTCGTCACAACGTGTCTTCGCCAACAGGTAAGCCCAGTTTGTAGGCACGGAGCAGTCAAGCCAGTGTCCGTCGGCTTCCCCAAGGATTTCGAGCAACTTGAACCAAAAGGCATATCCGTCGTTGCCGTACTTGCTTTCGAGGATGAATATCGTGCGCCCGCTCTTGACGAAGTGGGGGTAATAATCAACTGTTTCTTTGTTTGGTCGAGCCATAGTTCTATCTGTTTATTTGGTTACATTGTCGCAACGATTGATTTCCGCAGTTTCTCGTTTCGGGCGTTCCAATCGAAAGCCCTTATCATCCACTGCCTGTAATTGAGGGGGATGTCCGTTATTCGTTCCCCCTTGTACTTACCGAAAGGCATTATCTCTATCGGGGCGGAGGACTTGCTGTCCACCAGCTGCGTGTCCTCTCGGGTGTACTTTCCGATGTCGTGTATGGGTATGCCCGAGAGCAGCCGTCCGCCTGTGCCGAACATCCGCCACATCTTGCCCTGCTCGAAAACGATGTCCTCGACGCGCCCGAAGCGGCTCACGTTACCGCCGAGGTCACATACGAGGCAATCCTTTTTCTGTGGGTCTATGCGTGTGCCACGCCCGACTATCTGATAATACAGGGATATGGAAGCCGTGGAGATGCCGAACACGATGCAGTCTATGCCTGTGTAGTCGAAGCCTGTTGAAAGCACTCGGACGTTGAAGATGACACGTATCATCCCATCACGGAATCTGGCTATCACCTCCGCCCTCTCCTTTTTGTCCATATCGCCGTATATGACAACCGAATCGGGGTATCGCTCCGAGAGGTCTATTGCGTCCTGCACGGAGGGGACGAAAGCGAGGATGTGCCGCCGTTCGGGGTGCGCGTCGAGAGCGTCCACGACAGCCTGTGTGCCGCCGTTCGCATCGTATGCCCGTTGCACGCTGTCCTCGGTGTATTCAGACTTGCTGCTGTTGAAGACCAACAGGCTGTCATCGAAGCCAGAAGCCTCATAGAGGAGCGGAGACCAATAGCCGAGCTGCACCATCTCCTGTACCTGCCCGACGTGGATTATGTCCTTGTAGAAATTGCCCTTTTTGCTCCTTGATGTCAGCATAACGAGCTTCGAGAACGTGCTGCCCTCCTTGTCTCGGTTCGTCTGCAGCTTCACAGGCGTTGCCGTGATGCCGAGAACGTGCGTGATGCCGCTGTCTTTGAGAAACGTGCCGAGCATACTGTCAGCCTCACGAGGGTAAAGGTGCGCCTCGTCGATGAGCATCTTCGTGAAGCCTAATTGTTTGAATTTCGCCCCGAGTGCCTTTATCGAGCCTATGGTGGCGTAAGTCACTTGTGCTATCTCCTTGCGCCCGAAACTCGCGCTGTAAATGCCAGCATTCGCGAAGCCGTCACAGAGGTTAATGTACTTCGTGTAGTTCTGTTCGAGCAGTTCCTTTGAAGGTTGTAGCACGATTAGCCTGTCATCCGTGTTCTTGGCTACGAAAGCCGTCAAGATAGACTTGCCCCAGGCTGTCGGCAGGACAATGAGGCTCGGTTTCGGTTTCGGCTCTTGAAAGAACCTTATAGCCTTGTCTATTGGCTCGTGCTGGTTTTGCCTTAATGTTATCATCTGTACTGTCTTTTGGTTCTTTGTGTAAAAGCCCCGAACACAGGGCTAACCACGCAAAAACAGCAGCGTCGGAGAGCCTTTCGGCTTCTCCACCCATATTCGGAGCTTGTGTTGTTCGTTATCTTTGTCATCTGTCTGTTTCTTTCGGTTGACGCAAACTTACAACGATTATATCATAATCACTTCTATTTGCCAAGATTTTTAAGATGGACAGGCAAATCAGATGCTGAGAACGGCTGTTTCGCTTTCAGCCTTGCAGCGAGGTTTCGGGCAAGGCGTTTCGTGTTGTATGTACGAGTATCCTGTCCTTTCATCGCTTCGCACATCAAGTCGATGTAGCGGACGATGTCGTTCCTCTGTCTGTTCGATATGATTATCATACTCTGTTGTCTGCTTCGTGGTTCTTACTTCAACAGGAAACGCCTTGCGCCCTGTGTCGTCACCGTGTACTCCTTGGCGAGGTCGGGATGCGCAGCCGTAAAAGCCTTTGCATCGAACTTGCTGCTCGGCTTCGGGGCTTTCCACGTCGCTATGGTCTGCCCTCCGTAACTGATAGCCTCCGCATCTCCGAAGCCGAGTTTGATTTTGTCCTCTAACTCCGTCTTACGCTCCTCAATGGCGGAAAGCTCGTTTTTCAGCTCTTTAAGGCTTTGGTAGGCGGCGAATATCTCATCGTTCACCTCAACAATCTTCCCGTCCGTATGGCGGTTGTATTTGAGCAGAACGTCCTGTACGTTGGCAGCTGTCGGCTCTTGCTTGCCCTGTATATTGTCCGTCCAAAAACGCTCAACCTCCTCAACAAGCCAGCCGTAAAAATCGGGGACGAGCGACAGGTTCTTGTACCCGAACTCCCTGCCCGAGCAGAGCCAAGCGAGGCTACCCTGTTCAAGCTCTGCAACTCCCAACTGATATTGCACTTGCACAAACCAGTGCTTCGGTATATCTTCGGGGTCGATGCTCATTTGGGTGGTCTTGCATTCGAGGATGCCCTTGTTGGCGTTGCTGTGCGGCATCCCTGCGAGCCAATAGGTGCGGTCGGGGCTGACACGCATATACGGCTTGTCAGCGTTCACTATTATCCAATCAACTGCGCTGCGCTTGATGATATCTTGTCCTGTCTCATCGTGCCAAAACTGCGCAACAGCGTCTTCGAGGTAGTGACCTGCTTTCATCGCAAAGCTCTCCTGCTTCGGAGGGTCAATACCGAGTTTGCGTCTCCATAACTGATACGGTGTCTCCCAAGGGTTAAGACCAACGATTGTCGCTACCTCTGATGAACCGATACCCGATTGTCTGTGTTGAAGCCATTCCTCCCTGTTGGAGGGGCGAATTATCTGTGTTGCCATATTACTCTTTTGTTTGATTTTATACCCTGTTATTTTTTAGAAATTTATTTGCCAAACATTCCAACCTGTCAGCATAAGCCAGCGGCCACTTGGTGTCATAGTCTTGAGCGTCAAAGCGGATGTTTTTTCTTTCTGTGTCATAGCCGTATGTTATTTTCTGATTAAATTAAAGTCCGCCCACAGGTCGGCAAACTGCCGACCGCTGTAATCGGCTAACGCTTCGCTCTTGTAGCAAAGGCGAGAGCCGAAGTACGCATCCGCATTCGAGGGGGCGCCATACGAGCTCGCATCGGCGAAGCCCGCATATTCTGTGTCATAGTCGCCTGTTGCAATCACTGTGTGGCGTTGCTTCCACCCGTCATCCTTTTCCTTTAGCTCGTCCTCCGTCCACAAGTAGAACCACGGATACCAACGACATTCGACCTCTGTGAACTTAGGTTGCCATCCCTCGTTGAGTGCTGCCGTGATGATGCGGAGCTTATGGTATGCTATCACGTCTGCGATGTCGTTGTCCTTGCTCCAATCCTCGCACCCTTGATAGATAGAGTTCCAAGCCTTGACAAACGGATGCTCCTCGCCCAGTTCTCTGCACGCATCATCAAATGTCTTGATGCGTTCCGTGACAGGGCGGTTTTTAGCCGCCTGTGCCGTTTCAAACTCAATGTCGGGGAACATTGTCCGCAACATTTCCTTTACGCTGGTGTCGCCTTTTGCATAGGCGTTCACGATGTTTTCTTTCTTGATGTCCATAATGCTGTTATTTTTTGGTTGATGTATTCTTTCCTTGTGGCTTCTCACCTGTTACCTCTCCTGTCTCGGGGTCAACGCCCACAGGGGCTTCGCCTGTAGCCTGTGCAATGGCGGCTGTGGCTTTCGCCTGTGCCGAGGCGGCAGCTGCAACGCCCTCCGCCTGTTTCTTCGCTTCAACAGCAGGGCGGACGAATGTCTCCTGTACCGTTGTCGTTCCCTCCTTGATTGCGTTGGCTGTGGCACGGAGCTCAAATACCGACTGTTTGTCGATTTCCTCCAACTTCTTGATGCCGAGGTAGTCAAACAGCTGCTGCTGCGACACGCCCAGCTTGGCGAAGTATTGGATGATGTTCTGTCGGCTCGTTTCGAGGTCTATGCTCTGTCCGAGGGCGACCTGCTTCACCTCGTTGATGATGCGTTTCGTTACGGCTTTCGGGATGACAGTCAGCACGGCGTTGCGGAATGCGATAGAAGCAGCGGCGTTGCCTGTAACGACCTGCATATCCTGCGAGTAGGTGTAGCCTTTCTTCGTCATAATGCTTCGCTTCACCTCCTTGCTTACGGCAAAGTTCGTTTCGAGATCGTGGCACACCGCCTGTGCGGTTATCATACGACCGTCGTTGCCGATGATACGTGTCTGTACTCGGAGATTACCCCAAGCCCCTGCGATGATTTCCGCCATACGCACTGACAGCCCCTCGATGACGGTGTCCTGTCCGTTGGCATCCTTGCGTCGGAGGACATAGAAACAGTCCTCGGCGGTTTCCTTGTCCATTGTGGCGTAGGTCGCAATCTTGTTGAGGACTGCGTTCAAGTCACGTGGATACTGCTTTGCTGTGGAGATTTGCATGTCCACCTCTGCTCGGTTGATTGCTTGCAACATTTCAGCCTGCTTTACTTCGATGATTTCGTTTTCCATTGTGGATGTTATTTAATTTGCCCTCTATTCGCTTCGGGCATTGCGTTTTCTGTTTTTGCAAGTGAGTATCGGGCGAAGCGGACGGTCTTGCCCGTCACCTTGCTCACGCTCTCCTCCATAGTCTTGATGATAGCCATCCCCTCGCTGCGGAGGTCGCTAATCCGTGAGGCGAGGCGGTAACAGCCGAAGTCCCTCAACGCTTCGAGTGCCGTTATGCTTCCGCCGTTCAACAGGTGTTCACGGAGTAGCCTCTTGTGTGTGTTCGCTTGCTGTTCCATAGTTGTTGGTATTATTTGTGGGTTGTTACATAGGTTGTAGCCCGACTGTCCAGCTCTGCGACTGTCAGCACACGGTCTTCGAGAAGCCACGCCTCCAGCTCCGTCTTCTTGAAATAGAGCTTGCGGCTCTTCTTGTAGTGGGGTATCTGCCGCTCGCTTGTGAGGCGGTAGAGATGCCCCTTGCTGAACCCTGTGAACAGAGCAGCCTCGTCGAGGTCGAGAACAGGCTTTGCGCTGATAGCCGCAAGCCGTTCCACCCTGCCCAGCTGCTCGCTCAATTCAAGCAGCGTCGGCTGCTGCCGTGTCATTGTCATTTCGCCCTGTGCCATACTCAATCCTCCTCGCTTAATGTTTTGTCCAAATACTCGGGCAGGAAACCGAACCTGTGGAGCGTCCGTCCGCACAGGTAACAGGCATAGAGAACCACACCTGCCACGACTTTCATCAAGAGCCAGCGGCTGAAAGGAAGAGGGTTCGCAGGGTTGTCGTCACCAGCCAACACCATAAAGGCGATGCATCCGATGAAACACAGGGCTAAAAACACTGCCCACTGTGCGCATTTCTTCGCTGTCGTATTCATACCGCCGCCTCCTTTCTTGCAAGCCGTTCCTCGACACGGCGGCGGATGACGTAGATTGTACCTTGACTGTGTACGTTGTACTTCTTCATCAAGTGTTCCGTCACGAGCGTGCGGCTCTGCCCCTCAACGGACATCAGCTCGTTGTACTCGTTGTAGATAGCCAAGTCACGCTCCTCACGCTCTCTTTGGCAGTCTGTCTTGAAAATCATCATTTCGTCCATCTCTTTAATTCTTGTTAAATTTCTAAATTATCTTATCGGTTTATCTCCGATTTTTCCTCCGATTTCGTATCTTTGTGCGGTTATTTAACCGCAACTCGGTGCAAATATAAACAAAGTTTCGTTTTAAGAAAAATAAAATCGCAACAAAGTTTCAGAATTAACGATAATTAAGAATATGGAGGATGTAACAGCGAGGTTGAAGAAAGCCATTAATTGGCTGATTTTTCAAGAGATAGCAGAGAATGAACGGGCGTTGGCAGAGCTGCTCGGGTACACCAAATCCTCGTTCTCGCAGATAGTGAACGGCAAAGTTCCGCTATCAGATAAGTTCGTAAAGAGCCTGTGCACTCTTGATGAAAATATAAACGATGTTTGGATAAAAACAGGCGAGGGAGAGCTGTTCAAAAATGACTTCCGTTTATCCCAAAAGGTTTACGGAGACCATAACCAAGTGGCAGGTCGTGACATCAATCTGTCAAGCCAAGATGTCGGAAAACTGATTGACACCGTGAACCGCCAACAGACAACCATTTCGGATTTGATACAGGCAAACCAAACCCAAATGGGGCGTTTTATGGAAATGTTAGAACGCTTCACGAAATAGGAATATATGGCAAATCACAGGCAACAGGAAGCGGTGCGTGATGCACTATTGCTTATCAAACAGAACGGAGGGCAGATGCGCTCGGGTGATGTCTTTACCGAGTTGGGTAAGACGTTCCCTCAATCAGTCTACGAGAACGAACGGACGAAAAGCGGCAATCAGCGTTGGGAGAACTGGCTGGCTTTCTATTCCATTGACGCTGTCAAGTCTGGCTTTCTCATAAAGGACAACGGAGTGTGGCATCTTACGGATGAGGGCGAAAAGATATTGTCGCTTTCCATAGATGACTTTGCCTCCGAACTCAAAAAGGGATATAACAAATGGCACAACGCCCACAATACTGAGAAACCCGAAACAGAAACGGCAACGACGGAAGCGGATGAATTAGACAATATCATTGAGATTGATGTTGTACAGGCACAGGCAGCAAACGGCATCCGCAATTATATCATCGGCAAAAACCCTTATGAGTTTCAAGACCTTGTTGCAGCCCTGCTTCGTGCTATGGGGTATTACACGCCATTCATCGCCCCGAAAGGCAAGGACGGAGGCGTGGATATTATCGCCTATCGTGACCCACTCGGAACAACTCTTCCTCGTGTTAAGGTACAAGTGAAGCACTATCCGACTACGCCAATCTCGGTCGATGTTGTGCGCAACCTGTTGGGTGTCCTTGCTCGTGACGGAGAGGTGGGTATCGTCATAACATCGGGTACGTTTACAAACGAGGCGAAGCGTGAAGCCCGAAACAGCCATACGCCCTGCCGCCTTATTGACATCGATGAGCTTATTGCCCTGTGGCTTCAATACTACCCGAGTATGCAGGAGGAGGACAAATCATTGCTGCCAATTATTCCGATATATTTTGTTAAACCCGATAGCGAGTAAAAGGAGGAGAGATGAAAAAGATACTTTTAATGGCTTTCGCCCTGCTTACGCTCTGCGCTTGCAACAGGGAAGACGATAACCCCGAAGCACCGACAGCGAACGAGGTGAGCGAGAGGTATTTCACGATAACAAATGGCGACCCACAATACACATTCACATATATGGGAGGTCTGCCTGTCAAGCCGTCCGAGACAACACGGAAAATCACCCTTTACGGCGATGTTTCGGACTATACGATTATTTGGCGCACAGACCCCTCAAAAAGCGGTGTCAAACAGGTGCTGCACATTGATATGACAGGGAAGCCGAACGGCATAACAGAAAATTATACGGTACATTATGAATAAGCGTTTACAGGAAATAATCAGTTACAAGACAGGAGGGCGGCAGACTGACTTCGCCAGCCTGTGTGGGTGGACACCGCAATACCTCGCCAAGCTGCTGCGAGGGGAGAACTTTGGCATCCGCCCTGTTCTTACCCTCTTGGAGGTGTTGCCCGAAATCAACGCACGCTGGCTGCTGCTCGGACAGGGGGAGATGCTCGAAATCGGGAAACTGTTCAACCTGCAGAGGGAGGCATTCGCCCAGGTACAGGCGATTCTCGAAATGGAGAAATACATACCTTATATGTCACCCGAAGAGCTGCACGAATACGAACAGGCTGTCACAACAGGCAGACGACCCGTTTTCAGCCCCGACACGCTTGTTTCTTGGCAACATCAGGCAAGTGAACACAAAACGGAATTGGAGGCGAAATTCGCCGCCGCAAACGCTAAATCGGAAATGCTATGCAGACAACGGACAGCCAAAAGGTAATAAGCCGATTTTTTCAAGCCCTGTACTATCTGAAATCGGAGAAAGTGATAAGGGGCAAGCAGACGTTCACGGCAAGGTACGGCATCAACCGCTGGAACTTGAACACGCTCGAAAAGGATATGTCTCGCGACATCTTCCAAACCTCGTGGCTGTCCTACCTCGTCGATGACTACGATGTGTCAGCGGAATGGCTGCTTACAGGCAGGGGCGACATCCTTTCGCACCGACGCAAGGTAAAGGAGGGGACTAAGTAGTCGCCTCCCCATCTCCGTCATCCTGTTTTTTGAGTATCGAGGGGATGGCAGCGACAGCCGCCTGTTTGTTCTTGTCAAGCACCTTGGCGTATATCTGCGTCGTGGAGAGTTCCCTGTGTCCGAGCAACTTGCTCACGGTGTAGATGTCCGTTCCCAAGTCAAGCATCATCGTGGCGAACGTGTGCCGTGCGCAGTGGAACGTGATGTCCTTGTTTATTCCTGCCCTTGCCACCCATAGTTTTATCGTGTTGTTCGTACAGGAGGGCGAGTGTATGTCCGTGAACACATAGTCGCTCGGCTCTCCACGTTCTCCCATCAGCTCCGCTGCCTCCGCCGTGATGTCGAGGTATTCCTGTCCGTTGGTCTTCTTCTGCTTGAAGATTATTCGCGTGAAGTCGCCCTGTTGATACACGTCACCCCAGCGCAAGCGCAGCACGTCACTCCTCCGCAGACCTGTGAGACAGGAGAACAGAAACGCCGCCTTTATCTGCGGATAATCGCATTCCGTTCGGGCGAGCAGTTTCACCTCGTCGATCGTGAGGTACATCCGTGTTCCCTCCTCCGCCTTGAAGCCCTCAATGCCTCGCAGGGGATTGAGGGCGATGATGTGCTCCTCGTAGGCTTGGTTGATACAGGCACGCAGCTTGTTGAAATACGACACCCTGCTGTTTCGTGACAGCGGTTTGTCCTTGATACGCTTGCGGAAGTCGTGTCCCCAGGCAACGGCATCGTTTTCGAGGTAGTCCTTGAAGCCCTGTACCCATTCGGACGTGATTTCGGCAAACGTTATATTCTCACGCTTCTCGTATTTCTTCAAATGGTGTAGGCACGAATACCAGTTGCCCCAATTCCCACGGCTTTCAGCCCCGAGCCGCTTTTCGCACAACGAGCGGTAATAGTCGAAGAACCTTGTGGCGGTCGCGAACTGCTGTTGGAAGCCGTATTGTCCGTTGCGGAGTTCCACGACACGCTTCGCACGGATAGCGTCTGCGAGTTTCAGTGTCTCTCGGTTCTTCTCCCTGTCCGCCCTCGTCCGTTCGGGAACGAGGTAGAGTTTCAAGTACTCATACGAACGGCGACCGTCCATATAGATGTCGAGATACAGGCTTGTCAGCCCCGATGACGTGAGCCGCTGCCGCAGACGGATTGGTTCTTTTGACTGTCCCATGTTTCTTGTTGCTCGTTTTGTTGCTTTTATGTTTCGAGCAACAAAGTAACAACAAATATACGACAAAACGGATATAAGCCGTGCGAAATTACGGAAGTTTTAGCGTTTTTGCATTTAATTGATAATCAGAGTGTGGTTTTGCAGTATTTGTATCGCTTTTGTGTTTGGTTTGATAGGTCGAAAGATAGACTTACTTTCCGATGCAAAAGCGGGAAAATATGGAACCCAAGACTTCATCGGTGGTGATTTCACCGAGAATGTCACTCAGGTAGTGAATGCACTCACGGATGTCCTGTGAGAGGAGGTCTCCGGGGAGACCGTTCTCCAGTCCGGCCTGGATGCGGTGGACGCAGTCGAGCACATGGACGAGTGCTTCGTAATGGCGCACGTTGGTGACGATGACATCATCGGGGTTTATCTCCGGCAGGGCTGCGGCTTTCAGCAGTAGCTGTTCCAAAGCAGCGATGTTCTCCTTCCGCTTGGCGGAAATGAAGAGCAAGTCCGCCCTGTCCTTTCCAACGGTTTCCTCCGCCAAAGCGGTCAGCCGACAGCGTTTGGCATCGTCAATCAAATCGGTCTTGTTAAAAAGGAGTATCAGTTTCTTGCCTTCACAATGAGGACGAATCTTTGCCAACAGGGCACGGTACTGAACGTCCGTGGTGGCAGCGTCGATTACCCAAAGTACGATGGAGGCCTGGTCCAATTTCTTGAACGTGCGCTCAATGCCCATCGTCTCGATGGTGTCCTGCGTGTCACGGATGCCGGCTGTGTCGATGAAGCGGAAAGTAACGCCTTCAAGGTTGACCGTATCCTCAATGATGTCGCGCGTGGTGCCGTGAATGTCGCTCACGATGGAACGGTCGTCATTCACCAGCAGGTTGAGGAGGGTGGACTTGCCTGCGTTGGTGTCGCCGATGATAGCTACGGAGATGCCGTTCTTCACGGCGTTGCCCACACTGAAGGAATCAACGAGGCGCACGATGAAACGTTCCATTACAATGCAGAACCGGTCAGCACCGTTAATTCAGATAAGATCCCGGAAGATACTCCAGCCGTTGATGCCGAATGGATTGTGATTTGCATTGATCCGGATATGGGATTTGAAAAATATACACGAAAAATGAAAAAACTGCTGGATGGCCTGACGGAGCATGGTTTTGCCGGTGACATCTGCTTTCTATCTTCCGCGTCAATATGTATGGCTGAGATGGGAGAACCGATATCGGAGCATGCCACGGTCTATCCGCGCAACGAACAGGGCTTGGCTCTGGCGACCGGCGAAAACCTGTTGAAGGTTTTCGCCTGCGGTAAAAAGGGATATGCCGTTCCGCATATTATGCGCTTCGGCGTTCCTTACGGGAATGAAATCGGAGTGAAAAATCCACCATGCTTTGTAAACCGGATGATTGCAGACGCAGAGAAAAAATCTCCTTTGAGAATTCCTTTGGGCGGAAATGCAAAACGTTCTCTGACGCATATTTCCGATCTATGTGATTCGGTAATCGAACTGATGGCTTCCGGCAGTTGTCCTCCGCTGGTAAACATCCCCGGCGAGGTAAAGACGATCCACGAGGCGGGCTCGGCGATATCTGCCAGATACCGCGTCGTTTTTTCCGCATGCGGCCTCAGCGGATATGATGATCCGGATTATTTTGCCGGGGATCAGCATCTCTCGGAAAAACTGTTCCGCGAAACCGTAAAATACACTCCGGCATATACTTTCGAACACTGGCTGGATCAGATGCATCCCCTGTAAAGCTTCAGGGGGCATACAGGAAATAAATTGATTTCAGCGGGTTTTGTATTTTCTGCGGCAGCGTCAATATCAAATTTTCAATATCCGGTATGAAAGATTTCAAGATGTGGAACCATCTGCTTCGGTAACAACAAAAACAGTATTTTGAATCATTTGAATACATTGGGGAAACACTATA